CGGGAGTTTTCTCGGTGTTATTAGACTTAAACGCGGCGGTTACAGATAATTTACAGTTTAATATTGATAGAAGTATTCAAGAAACTGTATTACAATATGCACAACAAAGGTCATCAATATTTAACATTGCAAGAACATACGGGTTAAAAGTTCCCGGACAAAGACCATCGGTTGCTTTAGTTGATTTTTCAATTACTGTCCCCGCATATGGTGATAAGGAAGATTTAAGATATTGTGGTATTCTACGTAGAGGGTCACAGGTGAGTGGTGCCGGTCAAATATTTGAAACAGTATATGATATTGACTTTTCTTCACCAATTGGAGCGGAAGGATTTCCTAATAGACTAAAAATACCTAATTTTGACTCAAATAATCAGTTAATCAATTATACAATTGTTAAAAGAGAAACCGTTGTTAATGGTATTACAAAAGTATTCAAAAAAGTTGTAACTGCAAATGATGTTAGACCATTTTTAGAGGTATTTTTACCTGAAAAGAATGTTTTAGGTGTAACTAGTGTTTTATTAAATGATAGTACTCAATATTCTAATGTACCATCAGTTCAAGAGTTTTTAGGGTTAGATAATAGATGGTATGAGGTAAACGCTTTGGCGGACAGTAGAGTATTTGTTGAGGACCCGACTAAAGTATCGGACCAACCTGGAATAAAGGTGGGTAAGTATATTGAAACAAGTAGTAAATTTATAACAGAATTTACTCCGGAAGGATTTATGAAAATGACTTTTGGGGGTGGTAATCAATCTTCTGATGAACAATTAAGAGAATTTGCTAGAGATGGTTATAATTTGAATTTATATAAATACTCAAATAACTTAGCATTAGGTAGTGCATTAAAAGCTAACTCAACATTATTCGTTCAATATAGAATTGGTGGTGGTACTGGAAGTAACTTGGGGGTAAACGCTATTACTCAGGTTGGAACAGTTTCATTTTTTGTTAACGGACCAAGTCAAAGTCAAAATACAAGTGTTATTAATTCATTATCTTGTACTAACGTAACTGCTGCTATAGGTGGTGCTAATTACCCAACTACTGAGGAGGTTAGAAACTTAGTGGGGTTTAACTTCTCAGCACAACAAAGAGCGGTGACAGTTAATGACTATGATTCTATTATTAGAACAATGCCATCACAATTCGGTGCTCCGGCTAAAGTTGCAATTACTGAAGAAAATAATAAAATTAAAGTTCAGATGTTATCATACGATGAAAATGGTAACTTAACTAATATTATGTCAAATACGTTAAAAAATAACGTTGCAAATTATCTTTCAAATTATAGAATGATTAACGACTATGTTTCTATTGAAACGGCTAACGTAATTGATTTAGGGGTAAATGTTGATATTGTATTAGATAACAGTCAAAATCAAGGTACTGTAATTTCACAAGTTATTAATCTTATCACAACATTTTTTGAACCAACAAACAGACAGATGGGAGAGAATGTTAATGTTTCTAATTTACGACGTTTAATTCAAAGTGAAAATGGTGTAATTTCATTATCAGACATTATTTTCTTTAATAAAGTTGGTGGGGAATATTCGTCATCACAAACATCACAAAGATATTTAGATTCAGACACTAGACAAATTGAATTAGTTGACGATACTATCTTTGCAGAACCAAGTCAGATTTATCAAATTAGATATTCGGGTAAAGATATTAATATTAGAGTTAAAAATTTAAAAACAGTAAATTTCTCGTAATTATTTATTTTAATTAAAAATGTATTACGATTATTTTTATGGAATATATTACACAAATTTTAGAATTTATAAAAGATGGTTTTTCAATTTTATCTTTGGATAATTTGAGAGGTGACCACGGTACTTGGGCTCAATCACTTTTTTTTGGGTTTATCTTAAACATTAGATTTATATTTAGTTTAATTGCTTTAATTTATTTTAGGCTTCTATTAAAAACAGATAAAAGAAAAATTATATATTTTTTTACCGGTTTATTTTTTATTTTCACAATGTCTGAAATCTCAATATTAATTCAAAGAAGACAATTTGAAGCGGCAAAATATGAATTAAATTATTACACCGAAAATACTGATAATTTGGTTATTATTATGGAAGGGGCTAATTGGCCGGTAACCGATTATATACCAAATAATAAAACTCAAATTGACGTAACAAGAAGTCGAGATTTAGACGCTTTAGGTGGTGTAGAAAAAAGATTGACAACTAAGAATACGACAGTTTTAACCTATGTTGGTTCACATAGTTTTAATTTATCACCTCAAGAAGTTTACACAACTGTAAAGTACTTTAGAATGTTCAAACCAAATGGGAAAGTTATATTAGTTGGACATAGTCTTGGTGGTTATAATGTTGCTCAAGTTTTAGATAAATTATATTTAGAAAAGAAAACTGTTGATTTAGTTATTTTTATTGATTGTGCTAGTAAAAAATATAATAATTATGATTACACTGTTAAAGATAATGTAAAACACGCAATAAATTTTACATCTGATAAATGGGCTGATAATTATATTTTCTTCACAAACGCGGGCGGACAAATTTCAACGGAGTCTAAAAATAAAAAAACTACCTATATTAACATACCGGTTAATTCTACAACACACACTACCATAGACAATAAAATAGCTATTAAAATTGGTGATATTATTAAAAATTACTTATCTAATGGGGAAGACCCGGTTAAATTATTAAAAAAATAAGTTTTTATTAGAATTTATTTTAATTTAAGTTCAATTACCTTTTGAAAATAGTATATAAACTATTTATCAAAAAAGAATATTATGCCAAATTCATATAGAATAAGAACGGACTTAGGTATTAACAAGTCAATTAACGTTTCAATTAACCAAGAATTTGAGTATCTTGAGATATTATCACTTAAAGTATTACAAAGTGAGATATATAATAGAGTTTGCTCAGATTATGGTGTTGTTATTGGTCGTATTAGTGTTAACAATGGTTTTGGTTTACCAAATGTTAAAGTATCGATATTTGTTCCGTTAACAGACGAAGATAGTTTAAATCCCGTTATTTCTGAAATATACCCTTATCAAATTATAACAGATGTTAATGATGATGGTTATAGATACAATCTATTACCGTATGAACCATCATATAGTAACCACACGCCTACAGGTACTTTTTTTACCAGAACAGATGTTTTAACTAATCCAACACTAATTGAAGTTTATGATAAGTACTACAAATATAATGCGGTAACTAATGATAGTGGGGATTTTATGATATTTGGTGTTCCGGTTGGGACTCACACTATTTCAGTTGATGTTGATTTATCGGACATCGGTGAATTTTCATTATCACCTCAAGATTTAATTAGAATGGGTATTGCAACACAAGCTCAAGTTAATGGTACTAAATTCAAAAAATCAACAAATTTAAGAGAACTACCACAAATAGTTAATTTAATTAGAACCGTTGTTGTAGAACCGTTATGGGGTCAATCTGAAGTATGTAATTTAGGTATTTGTCGAACAGATTTTGATTTAAGTAATGAATCTAATATTAATATAACCCCTACTGCGATTTTTATGGGGTCATTAATATCAAGTATTGATGGTGCTCCTTTAAGAACAAATTGTAACCCTAAATGGAAATTAGGTGGTTTATGTAATTTAACTGTTGGTCCGGGGGAAATATTGGCGATTAGACAGACTATTCAAGAAGACCCTATGGGTAGACCAACATTAGAGTTATTTGACTTAGAAATGGGTGGTGTTGTTATTGATGATAATGGTGCGTTTTTATTAGACGTACCAATGAACTTGGATTATTTAATTACTAATGAGTTTGGTGAGTTAACAATATCTGACGACCCTAAAAAAGGTGTTCCGACTAAAGGTAAATATAGATTTAAGGTTAAATGGGGACAGTCACCATCTCTTTCTGAAGAACTTAGACGTGGATATTATTTAGTTCCTAATATAAAAGAATATGGGTGGTCATCTCCTGGAAGTGACCCAACAAATGGGGGTATTGGTTATCAATACGCATTGAAATCTTATGCGTTTAGTTTAGATTGGGATGATTA